GGGCCAGCAGGACCAGTTGCTCCAGTATCTCCAGCGGGACCAGCAGGGCCAGCGGGACCAGCAGGACCAGTTGCTCCAGTATCTCCAGCGGGACCAGCAGGGCCAGCGGGACCAGCAGGACCAGTTACTCCAGTATCTCCAGCGGGACCAGCAGGGCCAGCAGGACCAGTTGCTCCAGTATCTCCAGCGGGACCAGCAGGGCCAGCAGGACCAGTTGCTCCAGTATCTCCAGCAGGGCCAGCAGGACCAGTTGCTCCAGTATCTCCAGCGGGACCAGCAGGACCAGTTGCTCCAGTATCTCCAGCGGGACCAGCAGGGCCAGCAGGACCAGTTGCTCCAGTATCTCCAGCGGGACCAGCAGGGCCAGCGGGACCAGCAGGACCAGTTGCTCCGGCGGGGCCAGCGGGACCAGCGGGGCCAGCAGAACCAGTTGCTCCGGCGGGGCCAGCGGGACCAGCAGGACCGGCTGGGCCCTGATTTGCGTCAGAAGAGGTCGGGCTTAAAACAATGAACTTTGACCCCAATTTGAATTGATTATTAATGTATGAAATTTTCTGATTGCCAAGATAAATAGAGTCCCCTTGCAGATAGATATCTTTCCATCTGAGTTCATTAGTGCCTAAATCAAAAACTCCACTTTCTGCGGGGACAATGTTGCCGCTAATTTTTAGGATGCCAGTTTGATCCCAAGTAAATAAATCGTGGCCAGAAATAAGATTATCTTTATTAAATAAAACTGCATTAGGGGGCACGCCATATATTTCTTCTTGTCCTTCTGCTCTAAATACTGCTACTGTATCGGTTTGTAATGGCCCAAAGGAATTAAAAGAAACTATCCCAACTTTACCACTTTGTAATCCAGTAGGAAATCCTCCAAGGAAATGAAAATAAGGTAAAAAATCTAATCTAATCGAGCCCGTATAATTATTAACTATTCTTACCGTGGAGGACTTAAGCTCGTTGAGGCTTGAAGACGGGTTAATTACCCCAGTAAAGGCAAAAAAATTACCAGTTACAGATACACTTTGTACTATCGGGCCATTAAAATCGACGCCCATTCCCGTAACGGGCCCCAAATCAGTTCTTCCAAAAACGTACTGGTTAGTCGATCTTACATTGTCCGTTCTAAGCGTCTTAAGCATTCTTTTTGTTTACACTACTTTGAAGTTTTGAAGCGCTTTCTAACGCGGGAAGGATCTTTTGCTTTTTTATCTATTTTGAATATGTCTTTTAAAGTACCCCAAAGCCCCTTGGATTCGGCTTCTTTTCTAGTTTCTTCTGGTTCTTGCGTTCCAGCTTGAATTAAATTAGAAATATCTTTCTCATTCATATTATCTACTCGCTCTATGGCTCTCGCTCGACCTTCTTTTATAAGAATTTCCGCTATCTCAGAGAATTTAATAGAATTAATAAATTGATTTGTCAATATATTAATGGCGTCCTCTCTGTTTTCCGAATCAAGCATATAAAATATTATACTTAAGATAGACTTTATCAAAAAAAACCGCTCCGAAGAGCGGTTTAAATGTGTTATTTTAAATTACGTGGATAAGGCATGCCAATTCAATGTATAAATAGAGTTAATAGGTATGCTCGTAGTGAAATCGAAACCTACCCCAGTAGTTGTAACATCATTCACTTGAACTCCAATTAGATCATAACCAGCAGGAGCTTTTACGGTCGCAACCACAGAGGGAACGCTTTCAAATGTATGGTTAAAATAAACTATTTTAGAAGAACCATCAACCGTAGTTAAAGCGGCAACTCCAGCTCTGGCCGTCTGCGTGGAAATAATATTATAATAGCCACCGCTTGGATTTGATGTTACTTGCCAAGACTTATTGTTTTGCGACCATATCAATTCGGGACTCTTCCCAGATATCCCCGTATGAACAATTATACCACCATCCGAAGCTATTGCGGTTGTGGCATCTGCATTTAATACAATTTTATTGTCGCCGATGAGTACCTCGTTGGAAGATACAGCATAAACGTTACCGCTGACTATAAAGTCTCCCTCTACCCTTACGGTATTTTCGAAGAATTTATCACCAGCGATAATTTGATTTCCAGTTGTCCTAACAACCGTATTATCAACCGTGATTGCGACGTTGCTAGATCCATCATACGTGAAAGCATTAATGCCAGCGTGAGCACCTTGAGATAGTAGTCCAGTTACCTTTACAACCCTTAATGTATTATTCGGCGCAGAAAGGGTATCTGGATTTAAATTGAGAGTTAAATTATTTGTTTGCCCAAGGTTGGTAGTTAAACTACCAGTTAAGCCGTTGGCGTATGAAAAATTCACGCCACTATTATTAAGCTTAGTAACGCTAATGCCAGCGGTATTACTAATGTGCGAATTATTTATTCCGAGGGACTTTATTCTTAAAGCGTCAGAATTAACTTCTAAAGTAGAATTGTCGGTAACTACGTTTAATTCTAACGCTTCTCCTAAATTTACAACGGCGCCATTAGGCTGAATACCACTTCCGCCAACAATAGTTATACCGCTAAGACTAAGTTTTGTTACGCTGATTGCCGCGTCTTCGGCTATATGGCTATTAGCTATGCCAAGAGGCTTTACCCTTAGTTTATCGCTATTAACGTCAATAGAAGAACCGTCTGTAGCAACATTTATTGTTATCGCATTGCCTAAGTTTACTGTGCTAAAATCCGGCTGAAGTCCGCTTCCGCCATAGATAGAAATACCACTATGGACCAATTTGGTCGGATTAATTGAAGCATCACTTATATTGCTATTTGTGATGGTTCCAACTGAGACTTTATCACTATTAATTACTACGGTAGAATTATCCGTAGATACATTCAGCGTAACAGTTGAACCAAGGTTTACAATTTGAGATGAGGGATCTAATCCAGACCCGCCCTGCAAAGTAAATCCACTATATTGCAATTTGGATACATTTATGGCGGCAGAATTAGCTACTTTGGAATTATCGATTGCGCCCGGAGCGATCATCGAATTGATCACGCCAAATTGATCAATATGTACCTTGTCGCTATTTACTACTATACCTGAACCACCACCGACATTAAGGGTTATATCTCCGTTGTTAAATGCTCCGCCGCCTTCCAAACCGCTTCCAGCAATTACTTGCTGAGTTTGATTGACCGCGTTAGCTCCTTGCGCTAATTGATGTCCAGCATACCACAGAGCTGACCCCGACCCGGAAAGAAGTCCCCCCCCCAACCTAATTTGATCAAATGCAGAAATTTTACCCATAAAAATTTAAATGTTAATGTTTACCAAAAGAATTTACACAGAAAAATGCTTACTAGAAATAAAGTATTTTAATGTATATCCACTATTACTTATCGCGCTTGAATAAGAGGCCATGAAGCCAGAGCTTCTTATATCGTCGACCGTAGCTAAATATGTCGTATTTTCATTAAGCGGGCTAACTAATTGAGTTATAACCCTTGGGATGTAATGCAAAGTTCGACCAAATTCAATGAAGTGAGATGATGCGCCCGAGGGTATAGATGCCGAAGAGAAAAGGAAATTTGTTTTGTCATCTAAATAACCGCTCACCCCCGTAACGAAAGCCTTAGTTGGCACTTCCTTACCATTTAAATACAAGGAATTAAAATACCCTGTTCCGTTAAATGTTAGTTTATTATTTACGCCATCTACTTGTAAAAGGTTTGAGTTTTTATTTTTTATTAAAAAAATATTTTCATTTGATACTTCAGTAGCGTGAATCAAAAAAGAAGCACCTAATCCACTCAAAAATAAAAAATTCGAAGTATCATCAAAAACTAAAGAAGAAGAGCCGCCAAAATATCCTTCATTATTAAATTGAAGAGCGTTTAGCGGCAAAGCTGGTTCTACTCGCCCAAAAGTTTGTGTTTGAATTGACGCGTTCCCCCGACTCACTACGGGGGCCTGTACTGTAACATTTCCCCGCTCTATCACGGGGACTTGCGCCGTAGCGCTTGCTACAGGAATTTGCACCGTAGCTCTTCCCTGTATTGCTGCGGGAACTTGCGTTTTAGCTCTCCCCGGGACTATGACGCTTATCGTGGCCATTTTAGTATGTTATCTCTGGGAGAATATCCGCGTAACCCTTTATTAATTTTTCGACATATGCAGAGCCAGTGGCGTATACTTCTATGTCGTAAATAGCCTCTGTTATTGGAAGGCCAGAAGTTTGAGCAGCCGTTAATAGAACGTCTATATAACCTGAAGATTCAAGTCCAGCAACCTTTTGAGGGCTTAAATCAATTAAAATCGGAGAAGTATAAGTATTCCGAACAAATCCTCTTAAGCCATGGCCGCTTAAATTTAATGGCGTTCCATCATCGTTCTGAGCTATCAAACGGATGGAAAACTGAGAGCCTCTCGTGATATTGAAATCGTATTCCGCAGCCATAGTGTGTATTAATTTACACTATAGCCGGAATGGCGCGAAAGATTACTTGCCCTCTTTGAGGATATTAAGGGCTTTGAGAGACAATTTAGTGCTCTTTATCTGCTGATTAGGAACAGTATAAGCACTTACATGCCTTCGAAATTCTTTAATCAATCTGCTTGTGAGAGTTTCTCTGTTATCTATGGGGATAATTCCCAGAGAGGCTGCGTGGGCTTGTAGATCAGTTTTAGACAATTCGCTCAACTGTCTTGAGTACTCGTTTTCGTCGAGGGTCTTATACTTGCTTAAACCGGTGTCGCCCCAGATCTGATCTAAGGTTGTTGGTTTTACCCCATCGACTTTTCCGTGAGTCTGATTTAATTCCGAGATTTTCTTTTTTGCCATAATTTTTCCCTTTATATTTTCTGCCTTTTTCCTTGGACTAGCCGACAACAGAATAAGTCAGCGAGATACTCATTGGGTAAGAGCACGCTAGCATATCCCACTTTTCTATTGGTCCATTGTGTTATCGCTAATTTTTTAATTATTTAGCTTCTATACGTCGCCGTATAGTTCAGACTATATCTTACTAAAAGCTATTCGCTTTTAGATTGGGCGCTCGTGGGCTGATTATTGTTGAGTCTCACAGCCTAGTCGTTACGCCTTCATAGCTACTTTAACTCCGCTATGCTTGGCTCGGTATTGTCTCTAAGAGAGTTCCACCGAATTCACCCAATTTGGCCAACTATTTAAAAGAACAAACCCGTACGTATTATTATACACGCAAAAATAAAGATTATCTAGTTTCTTTTTTTTGCCCCCCAAGAAAAGCCAACACCAAGCGTAACCATCCAGCCGCCCTTGCCACTTGGTAGTTTCTGTACCGACAAGTCGACATTGTTTTCCAATCCAAGCGCGGCTCCTCCTCCCCATACGGGCGTCATTCCTTTGCCGACTTCAACGTTCAAATTCCCGCGAAAATAAATGTCATTTGTAAGTTGTTGTCGGAGATGAAATCCCGTTCGATATGAAAGTTTCAAGCTTTGAGATTTTGCCCCCACTACATTTCCATAACCATTATTGTCGGCATTTCCACCATTTATCAAGAGGGGATCTGGTACGTATTGTGATATGAGTGATTCCGAATGATTCACATTTAAAATCGGAGTTATCCCAGAGAAACCAAAATAACTTCCTTTAGGATTTTGTTGGTAGTTTTTATTTTGTATAGCACTAGCTAGTATGTTTGCTTGTGCCGGAGTCATCTTTATTCTCCCTAGCCCGCCCAACGACCCGATGGCCATAATTATTGCGTTTTGGGCGCTGGGGAGCTTTATGTTACAAAATGGCTTAACAAGAGCTTGTCCCACGCCAGCAAGATTCATGGCAAATAATTCTTGCCCGGCCGTCAAAACTGAAATAGCTGCACCCTCGATAATCGGAGTAATATCCGGTAATAACCCCGAGGTAACATTTCCATTTCTGGTAGTAAAAACTTGTATTGTTTTAGTTAAATCCAAACCCACGGGGTCCCCACCAGAAAGAGCCTTTAAAATTCTATTTGTATTAAATAGGTCGACAGAAATTTTTATTTCTTGCGAGCCGCCAATTGTATATTTTTTCGTGCGGATAGAGCCGGATATTCCTTCTCCGTAAATATTTATAGTTTGGGTGCATTTAAGCCGATTGAGAACGGGCTGAATTATGGTACCACCATCCGAATTGAAGGGAGAATCTGGAGGTGGGCCCTCGGGGGGGGGGCCGGGGTCACCGTGGCCATCATTTATGACTGTTACCCCCCCAGTCCCCCCGCCTCCCTCGATTCCCCCGGTTCCCCCAGTTGAACTTCCGCCCCCACTGGTTACTGTCGGACCATTCGGCAATCCGCATATGAGCTGACCTCTTCCTGTGTTGCAAATCCCTCCGGGGGGGGGACCGGGATCGCCATGAACCACAGACCCCGCCCCGGTTGATATTGGCGTGACTCCATTTCCACCTCCCACTGGAACCTGAGGGCCACCCCCCAACGGAGGATCTATTATTTCTATACCCGTAGGGCTAGAAGGACCAGAGGGAGGAGCGCCTCCGGGGGCGCCGGGGGCGCCGGGGGCGCCGGGAACAACGATAACAGATGGAGTGGTCCGATCGACGGGCATTGGCGTCGGATTTACTGTGATGAATGGCGTATTCGAGACTGGGGAAACTGGAGATGGCCCCGGCGTCGTCGTCGGCGTCGTCGGCGGCGGCGGCGGCGGCGGCGGCTGGGGTTCAAAGTTATGGGGGTTACCTCCTCCTCCACCAATTGGAATTCCATCAATTGGAATTCCATCAATTGGAACTCCATCATCTAATTCATGAAATGGCATATCTTTAATCTATATTAACATTTATAATTTTATCCGGCGAAAAGGTTTGTCCGTTTAAAGTTTTTGTCCTAGACACCGTGGAGGTAATCGTTTTCGTTTTGCAATCATTTAATAAATATGATATTTCGTTGTATTCAATTTCTATTTTGTAAGTTAATCCTTCGAAAACGTATTTTGGATTTGTTGTCCTATTTTTTTCAGCTTCAATCTCGGAGCAGAAAGAAAAATCTTCATCTAAATATTTTTTTATTTTGTCCATTTTATCGGATACTATTTTAATGTATTTATTTAACGTCGCTAAAAATATATTTCTTTCGGGGTCTCCATATCCCGCGCTTCGAGCGGGATCGAATCTGGTTGTTTGAGCATGCTGACGATTATCAGGCATGTTCTTATGTCCATCGAGAATCATGAAATGATGGACTTTCGAATCGTCATTTGGGTCCACGATAAATAAATGAGAAGAATATGTATATACACCGAAAGCTCGCTCGGCTAACTCGCCGAGATTCTTTGCGGAAAGATACCCTCTGCCATAAAATTTAAAGCTATTATTCCCTCCCGGGCTAAGTCTCGGAGTTGGAGATACGTTTACGCTATCAACAAATTCTTCACTTAAATTTCTAACCGCAGCTAAATGATAATCTCTCACGCTATCATCGGAATCCGCTCTACAGTTTATCACTTCAGCATAGTGCTTAAGTTTGGCCATTAACCTATTAAGCTCTACTTTAAGAGGGGCAGTGTCATATAAATTTTTATTTATTAAAAAGTCAGAATCTAAATAATTCTCACTTGGAGAAATAACTGACGGTTTAGTCTCTTTTTTTACATCAAAAGCTCCCGCTGAAACTTGCGCGTCAAAAGCTGATTCGGCGCTAGCTTGTGAGGGACCGCATGTAGCTATATCTCTTTGTATTGTAAAATGCCCGTTTGCAATAGTACATAATGGGTTGGGAGTACTTTCGCAGGAGCCGATTTGCGTTATAGTCGGTGATATATATTGGCGACATATAGAATCGACGCCAACTATGGCACCGCTTATCAATAGATAGCCTTCAAACCATTTAGCCGTATTCGTCGAGGGGCCAGTGCAGGGAGTTAATAAATTACCATCTGAATCTTTTCCGCAATTGTTGTAAATTATGGGCGCCACAATCCCATCATGGGGCCCTTCGGAACGAGGAGCGCCGATGTAAGGAGGAAATGAATTTGTTAACAATGGGTCATGAAGATCATCAATGTGAAGTTCTAGATCGCCTTCAGAATTTAAAAATAAATAGTGGTCTGTCTGTCCCGGACCTAAGCCTACGGACTTAAATTGTCCCGTCCAGTAATGATTCGCCGCAACTAAGCCATAGTACCGATGATTAAATGGGCCCTGACCAGCATAATGTAAAACCAAATTCCTAGATTCATTAACCCCCGATGGGTAAGTATTATTACAAAACATTAAGGGAGATTCATCCCTCTTAATATTAGAATGAAGAGTATAACTTAAATTAAACTTTAAATTTTCCGGACAATATGACATATTAAGGATTAGTTATATCAATTTTTCTCGACTCAACAATGTGAGTATTTGGTATTTGTAGTTGCTCCGCTTCCAGTCTATCTAATTCTTCTAAAATTAATTGATGAGTTATATTCGCGTCATTTGAATCGACACAAAGCTCATGACTGAATGTCTTTCTGAAAGATCCTTTAGTATTATAAATTGTGCAATTTCCTTCCACGACAGGGCAAGATAAAATGTTTTGATTAACGTCTGGGACTTGGACATTGGAAGTAAATCCGTTTCTTTGGTTATTAAATTCGACCTGAGCAAACGTTTCTATCATCGCTTTAATTTCCGGCGTCAAGATGGAGCTGTCATTAAGCCATTCTGGTTTGGAACTAAGCGGAAGTTCTGAATCGGTACAAGTTATTTTAATAGTTTTAATTTCAATGTCTTTACAGTATAGGTCATTTTTAATTTTGATTCTAAATTTAGGGCAATCATCTAATTGAGAAATACAAAGATTTGATCGATCAATTGATTGAGCCTTTGAAGTGGCATAAACTAATTGCTGTTTTGGAGCCTCTCTTTCATTGAAGATAACCTGTACCGCTTCTCGATGCCAAATTGGTATGTTTGGATTATGACCTAATGACTGAAGATCTTTGAGTTCCTGCTTTATCTCGTCAATCCTCGTCACTAACTTTAATTCGCTCAGGCTAGCATAACTGCTATTAAGTCGAGTCAATTCTTCTTCTAAGCTAGCCTTGGTAGCCCTAATGAGATCAAGATTTTTCCAAAAATGAGGCCTGTCTGAATATGCTGGCATTTTTAAATTAAAATATTTATATTATTCAGATCTGTTGTGCATTGAACCAAAAAGCCGGTTGGAGTAATATTCGTAGTAGTTACTTGGCTTGTTGTTAGATTCGTGACTTTCTTCACGCCGCTCAGATAATAATAATTTTTAATTAATAACTGACCGTCATTGTCTATATTAGTACAAACGCAGTACATGTTTTTATTAACGCTATAATCAATAGTTAAAGAATGAGACTCCCTTCTTTGTGTCGAATCGCTGATTTGAAAATTATGTAAAAGCGGGGCCCCGTTTTTAATTAAATGTTTATCTGTGATTTGTTTTTGAGACTCTTTCGGAAGGGTTCCAAAGGCGGGTAAATCATGAAAATTCCTTTCTTTGACTTCTTTTAGTTGGGTCCCCGAGGTCCACACGCTAATATCATAAAGACTGGATAAGTTCGAATCTGTATTTTTGGGCACGGATATAACTACTCTCCCGCATTCTAAAGAACAGGCTCTTTGATATAGCTCTTCTATGGCATTGAAATTCTTAATAATAGACTTCAAGGAGGTCACTGAAGCAAACATCCTCCTGAATTCGCTTTCGAAAGTCCCCTTATCGAAAATGAACTCGTGGTTATCTATATCAAATATCTCTTTTTCAATCGATGAAGATAAAAAAATATTTACTCTGACTTTAGTGCTTGAAATTACTTGTGTTTTATTTAAAATGGACGAACAGAGGGAAGTGCTTTTTATTAAAGATTCAGCATTCGGGCCTTCTATTTCTATGGCCAAATGGTCATTATTCTCTTTAAAGGAATTATTTGGCCCCGAATAACCTCTTACGTAATAGTACTTAGATGTATCTTCGGCTTCTTTGGTGAAAAAAGAATTTCCTTTATAGCACCCATCTATATTCATCCTCTTTAAAATGTTAATGTAATTTTTATTTACATTAAAATTAATATCAGATTTTATGAACAAGCCTTCTTCTTCAGAGAAAAAGACTTCGTCAAAAGATAAACTTCTTTCTTGTAGCGACATAAGATTAATCGAATGAATATCTAACGAAACTTTTTTTATTTTCGTCTTTGAATTTTTTAGTTACCAAGGTATAAAAGTAAGTAAATGAGTCTTCTATATATTCCGTTCCGTCTCCAACGGCCACCTTACTTTTTTCGGATACGTCAAAATAATTTTTTAAAATTGATTGATATTCATCATTGAATGTTCTGTAGACAAATTCAGAATATGTTTTAGAATTATGATAGCCAAAGGGGGGCTTTAATTTTATTGTAAGAAATTCTATTAAAGCTGTCTCGTTTGAAATATTCAAGTTCTTAAGATAAAGGCCAGTTTCTTGATCAAGTGTATATCCTAAACTGGTACTTTCGGATCTGGGCGACCAAACAAGAATTTCTTTGAGAATTTCAGGCACTATCCTATATCTCGGAAGTAAATCTCGCCCGATTACATTATACGAATTAGAATCAAATATAATTTTGCCGGTATATTTAAAATAAAGTCTTTTTCTTTTAGGGGCAATCATAATTAGAAATTGGTTTGTTTTTCAACGTGTTTAACATACTGCTTTAAAGCTCGTCCACTTTCAGTAACTCCCATTTTTATTAAAGTAGACTCCAACTTACGCAAAGCATTTCCCTTCGCATGTTTTTCAGCTATTGTTTCAGCTGAAGATTGACTACTGGCACTTGAACGTCCAAATCCAATTATTTCTATATCTAGATTTTCGTATCCAGTAGTGGGGACTACCTCAATTGATCCTTCGTATCCAATCGTAGTGCCATTATTAGACCAAGTTTCTATATAGAATGGAGTATAAGCTGGAATAATGCCGTCCCATTTGCCCGTAAAGATAGACGATCCAGTTAATCCAGTATAGAGAGAATAAAAGTTTGTCTCAACTATAGAACTTGGCGCGGTGGCGTTAATTAAATTTCCGCTGGAATCCAGTTTCTGATACGTTGCTCCTCCAGAAAGGGTATATCCAGAAGGAAAAAAGTAATTTTTAGAAGACAAATAGTAATAAGGCGCACGATCTAACATTTCCCCAACACCGGAGGCACCGCTAAAGGACGAGTATGAATCTTCTGTTTTAACGTGTCGAAAGGAGCCGGTAGTTTTATAATAAGCAATTCCCGAAAGTTCTTCATGCGGAGAAACATATACTATTTTTTCTCTCCCCGCTATAAAGCCGCTTCTTATACCCCCAACGTAATTAAATTGTCCGGTTTTTATTATAATTAAATCATTTAAATCTTGGAAGGAGTTGGAGAATTTAAGTTTTACCGGCACCCTAAAGACTTTTGTCTGCATCCTATGAAACTGTCTCTCAGCGTAAATTTTATTATTTTTAATGAAATGGTGTATGAATATGGATCCAGAAGACAATACACTTCCGACTATTCTCCTGAGATTTTTCCCAAATAAACTCGTCTTAATCTTCTGGACGTGGGAGTATACCGTCTTTGGAAAACTATATGACAAAAATGCATTTTTAAGTTTAAAAAAATGACTCTTTATAGAGTTAAATGTCGTAATATTAGAGGAAAGATTTAAAAACGAAGCAGTATCTTTATTTACTTTTCGCTTGGCAAAAATGGAGGATCCCTTCGCAAAAAACTCTAAATTATCTGTCGAATCAACAAATCCTCTAGATTCTATAGTGCCGTCTTTTTTTATTTTAATTGGTATTCCGCCGTCGACTCCAAGCCTTAACACGTCCCGCTCTTGAGCTTGATTTGTTTCTGGGGTTAAATTTCTTGTAAAATCGTGAGCCATAATATTCTATTATATTTAAATCTCACTGCAATTTACACTCAAAGTAACAAAAAAAAAAAAAAAATCCCCCTCAGATTTCTCTGAGAGGGAAATTTGATACTGATATTTGATTAGACCGCGATACCGACTGCGGCGCGAGCGTCTAAGCAAACACGGCCTTCTTCAACGAATCCGTAGAAGCCAGTCTTCTCAGCGCGAGAAGCGAACTGGTCGTCGGGGAGAACGATGAACTGGCCACCGCTTTCGGACTGACGAGCAACCGGGCGGATGAAGGCTTCACGTCCGAGGTCAACGCCGACAACGATCTCGTCGGCAGCTGAATCGAAGGTGCCAGCTCCACCACCGTTGGGGATGCTGTTTCCGGCAGCGAATTCACCGAAGAGAGTGTTGTACTTCTTGCTCACTCCGAGCTCGACTAATTCGTGAACGGTTACGCCGTAGATCTCGCTGGCGCCAGCCGAGCGGAAGATGTCTTCTCTAACATTGTTAGGAAGAGCAACTGGGCCAGTCGACTTGTTGCCTACGGTGTTTACGGGGTTATAAGCGAAACCTCTGATATCCTGCATGATTTCGGGGCTGACGAAGAGGTCAGTTAATCCCTTGCTGTCGAAACCAGCGGGCGTACCAGCGGCGAAAGAGGTGTTAATTCTCTTAATGCGGGTCATTAGCTTGTTGAGGTCGCCAACGTTGAAAGAGCTAGCGGTATCAGAGCCAACTACGTGCTTACTGCCACCAGTAGAAGCTTCAGCGAGAGCCTTGAGAAGTACGGCCCAAGCATTACGCTCCTGCTTCACGAGGACTTCCTGAGCCATGCGCTCAAGAGCCTTGCTAACTACGTCCAAACGGGCGCGGCGAGCATATCTCTTGAGGAAGCTTACGGCGCTGTCCAAGCGATAGGTAGCAATCTTCATCTCCTGAGCTCCAGAAACTTCGCTGGTGGGAAGGCCACCGGCTACGTTCTGAGCCCAAACAGCGACGTGATTAGCATCCGTGCCATAATAGAGGTCTAGCGGGATGCTCGGATTATCATCTTCGTCGAACTCGTTGTCGACGTAGATCATCGGGGCGGTACCAGCCTGACTTAGCACCTTCTGCACGACAGGACCAATGAAGGCGGCAAAAGCTTCAGCAGCTTCGCGAGCGACGGTTTGATCTTTGGAAGCGAGAGCCTTAATTAGTTCTACTTGCTCCGGGCTATTTTTGAGTTTTAATTTCATGATAAATTTCTCCTTAATTATTGATTTTTAAATTAGATCTCAATCTTGAGAAGGATGTGGTCGTTGGAGTCCTTAGAACCAAGGGTTCTGCCGACCGTTTTCTTGCCAGCAGCGAGAGCGGTGAGCTCGCCGTTGTCACCGGCGTAAACAATGGTGCCAGCAGGAGGATTCTCAGCAGCAAGACTGGCGCCGCTATAAAGAACAATGCCTCTAGTTAAAATCGGTACAACCTGACCGCTTACAACGACGCCCATTTCGGCGGCTTTGCGAGGGTTGAAAACTAGCTTCTCGCCGTTTTCGTCGGTTTCCTTGACATCCATGAGTAGCATACCTATGGGAACGTCGCCCGAGTTAGCGAGGCTGACCTTCGCGGCGGTAGCATAACGTTGAGAGACGGTGTTGGAGAAAGGGGAGCCTACTGATCCACCCATTGCGAGTGTCTCATCGGAGCTTCTCCAACCGCTTGCGGTTGCGAGTTTAACGATAGCGCCTTTATTAGCCGAAGCTCCATTGAAGGAGAAAAGGTTAATTACGTCGCTTTCGCTATACTGTCTTAGTGGTTTGATTGTAGCCATAATTATTTATCCTTAGATTTATATTAGTGTTTGATTTCGAATTGTTCTAAACTAAATGCTTTTTTGTATTTATCGAAGAGAGAAGCCTCTGAAGCAGAAGTGGTAGCTACTACCGGTTCGGGCTTAATTTCGGCCTTCTCCAATACTTCTTCCACAATAGTTTCAGATGCTTTTACTTCGGCTGCGACTTCCGCCTTCTCTTTAGAGGCCTTAGCCGCTTTCTTTTTGCTTTTCATAAGAACAGACATTTTCTTACGATAAGCAGAAAAAATTTCTTCGCTCATCTCTTTGATATCCGAAGCGATGATGGCGCGATCTTCGTCATCCAAATCGTATTCGTTATCGAATGAAGCCATGCGAGTATTGAAGGTCTCCTCGATTTCCTTGGCGACTTTAACAGCTTCTAATTCTGCAAGGGTCTTCTGGATTCTCTCGATTTCAGCCCTGAGTTGGGCTTGGGCCTCCAAAGCAGAACTAAGAGCCTGCTCCTTCTCCTGCTTTTCAGCAGAGAAATGCTCCGAGGCCTTCTTCAATTCTTCTGCGATAAATTCGGTAACAGCAGAAGCGGAGAGCTCCTTCATGCTCTCGTCATTAATATCTTCAATCTTGCTGATTTTCATAATATTATTAATCGTATTTTTATTTACATTATTCTCTTCTAAATGGGAAAGATTTTCTACAATTTTTAAAGAAATAACTTCCTCAGCCTTTACTGATTCTACTGCTTTAACTGCGACCCCCTTGACATCGGCAGCCGGATTCTCGGTCAAACCGATACCCAAAGGCACAACATCAGCTACAACTTTTCTGTAAATAGAGCGTCCGTCTTTCAATTTTCCAGTGCCGCCAAAGGCTCTTAGATGATCACTTAATTCACTAATCATTCCGCTATCACAGATGATTTCGGCGTCTTCTAGATTTTTGCTATCGCCATTAATGGCCGCCAAAACGTAGTCGCTAAAACCTAATTCCCAGCTAGCTGAAATCTTCTGATAGTTTTCGCTAGTCGGATCATTTGAATCTTCTATTAGTTGGGTAAGTTTATTATTTACAACCTTCCAAACCACTCCGCCTAGAGTGATATTAAATGGCCCCTTCATCTCTTTTACCTGATCTTCCGTAAGAGGAAGATCTGAGCCAAACTCGCTAAAGCTTGCCGAAAGTATTACTCCGACCACTCTTTCTCTATTATGCTCTACGTTAATTGGTTTATTAATGAAATTTTTATATACCCCCGAAGCGGTGGTGGCATCAATTACGTCGCCGTTCTTATTGACGCGATTAACTACGCAAGCATTAAAAGCAATAGGGAGTAGATCTATATTCTTGGAAATATCAATGTTGGGTACAAAATTACCAACATCAATTAAACTTGCTAATGCCAAATATTTATCTTTTTCTTCTGAGACTAACGGCTTAACTACAGAACTAAAAATAGATGTATACTTTGGATTCATGCTATATATGAATTACACTTCAAAAGAAAATCTTGCAGGATTTTCATTTAAATAAAGCTCTTCTACGTCTTTGAAGTCATAATCGAGTTTGAATTTCTCGATGTCAATCAATGCTTGAGCAAAGTCTTCTTCAGACGGAGTCCAGTTTTCCGTTACATCGATTTCGAATTTAGACAAAGAAATACCGCCCTTCTTTTTATTGAAAGTGTCTTTGAAAGTATTGCTTGAAATCAAGCGGAGGAACATATTAACTCTAGCCATCGCCCATTGACCAGAAGTCTTATCGCCCCCCTCTTTAAAAGAGGCCCCTTTGACATAAACTTTTTTAAGCTGGGAGAGGGAGATTTTTTTGGAAGAATTAGAGTTATACTCTTTTGTCTTATGGGAGAGGGCCTCTACTACCTTTATAGAAAACTCAACACAAGTTTGTATCTGCTTCTCTAAATCGGAATTGGGATTTACTTTTTTGCAAATATCTACGTTGATTTCCCCGTGTTCCATATTCTAATTATATGAGTAAATACACTAATTATAAAAAATCTAATTATTAAAATGAAAAACCCACGCCGTTTAGACGTGGGTTTAGTTTGGAGTTAAATTATGATTTACTTCTTAGTTGGAGCCTTGACTTCGGTCTTCTTGTGGTGATCAGCCGCGCCGATAGTGGGATACGGGACATCCACAGATACAAATGGCAGAGTAACTCCGAGGCCATTCTTAATCCGAATATTAAACCACTTATCCTTATTGACGGAACCCAAAAGATTCACCTTGGGTAAATCCTGTCCGACCTTAACGGGCCCCAACGTAACAGAACTGCTATTACCGACCGTTACGTTAAGTTGCTTGGGACCGATTGAGGCACTACCTAACTTAGCCTCGGCATTTACGAAGGGAATAGTTACTCCAACGCCCCCGTTAATACTCGCGGCGAGAACCCCGTTGCCTTTGTTTGCATCTGAACCAATCTTAACGATTGGGAGACTTTGTTCAGCAATAACAATGGGGGACAAATCCACTTTGTTATTTTGCCCGACCGCTACATTTCCGGCGAAAGCCGAAGTGGTAACGATTAATGATGTGAGTGCGACTGATGTCTTGATGTTGTTTAGCATACAAACAAATTATACAACACTAGACTAAAAAATGCAAATATTTATGCAATTAAAATATTGAAGACGATAAAAGAAATTAGAATAAACCACCCTAATACGCTAATTTTCTTATTTTCCGATTGGATTATGTAAGGAAGATTATTCATATTAAGCTATAATATTTTTGGCGACTTCTCCGTGAACATCGGTCAAACGGAAATCTCTTCCGCTATAACGATAAGTGAGCTTAGTGTGATCGAAGCCCATTAAATGAAGGACGGTAGCGTGTAAATCATGGACGTGCATTCTGTCTTTTATGACGTTGCCGCCAATCTCATCCGTCTCGCCATATACAGTTCCGCCCTTAACTCCGCCACCAATCAAGACAGAGCTGAAAGCGCGACTCCAGTGAGAGCGTCCGAAACCATATTGACCGCCAGTGCCATCGCGAGAAGGAGTTCTTCCAAATTCTCCGCTAAGAATAATCAAGGTAGAATCAAGCATTCCTTTATTCTTAAGATCTTGAATTAAAGCAGCAATTGGACCATCAACTTGATCTGCGGCGCCCTTTAGAGAGCGGCTGATTTCGTTATGGTTATCCCAGCCACCGGTCCAAACCTGAACGAAGCGAACACCCTTTTCCACTAGGCGACGAGCCACTAGCATTTGCTTACCCTGAGTAGTCATTCCGTACATTTCGCGCACATTTTGAGGCTCTTTAGTAATATCAAAAACGTCAGTAGCTTCAGTCTGCATTTTGAACGCTAATTCGAAAGACTCAATTCTCGAATCGAGCGCGGCTTCATTGTTTAATTTCTTATTATGAGCTTGATTAATTTTATTTAAAAGCTCTAATTGTTTCTTCTGCTCTTCAAGAGTAAGATTTTGGTTATTGATATTCTGAATCATTTGAGAAACAGAATTCAAAGAAGTGTTAATGCTGGTACCTTGATAAATCCCGGGAAGGAATGAAGCGCCCCAGTTCTTGGCGTCTCCATTACCCCCGGGACGTAAAGAAATAAAAGCGGGAAGATTTTGATTTATAGAACCTAAACCATAAGAAATCCAACTGCCAAGTGAAGGACGAATAAATCTGAAATTACCAGTATTCATTATCAATGTAGCAACTTCATGCGCCGGAACATCCGTTACCATTGACCGAATAACTGCCGCGCTATCAATATGCTCTGCCGTTTTAGCGAAAGCATCGCTTACTTCGATTCCAGACTTTCCATATTTATTAAACTTAAAAGGAGAGCCACAGGCCAAACCGTTCATATTTGGCAATTTTTCTCCATCGATTTTGTTGAGGAGAGGTTTTGGATCCCAAGTATCCAAGTGAGATTGACCGCCGCCGAAGAAAATGTGAATTACCCTCTTTGCCTTGACTGGAAAATGTGGCTCCTTTACAGAAAGAGAACCCGCTAGAGACTCTGTCTGAAGCAGCTGCATTAGGCCCAGCGCCCCCATCCCCATCCCAAACTTATTTAGGAAGCCCCTGCGAGTCAAAAATAAATTTTCTTCATTTAAATTATTGTTATCGCAGTAGTTTCTCATTTTTTTTCTTTCTATTCTTCTTTTTATTATTACAGACACATTCCTTTTTGTAGGACGGAGGTTGAGCGGGAAAATCCATAAAGTCGTAAATTACCCAACTGACAACTAATAAAGTAACTCCAATAATTAATAACAATTCAACGTTATCGGTCATAAGGTTTCCAAAAAACATTACACTTATTATTTTTAATTTACGAATACCATTTCGTTGCCCATCATTAAAATATGAGCAAATTTTTCCCAAGGAGAGACCTTGTTTGGTTCGGTCTTAACGGAACTAATATAAGCTAAGGCTGTTTGTATTTCTTCTTGGTTTGGAATTCTCTGATAAATAATATCATAAAGAAAAATAACTCGCGCATTATCATTATTCAAAATTTGGAATTCTGGTCTTGAAACTACATTCTTAATTTGCTCGTAAATGATTGGACTATTCATCAAGAATAATGCCTGCTTAGGGACAGTCGTCTCGAAGCGTCTGCCATTCGTCATGTCTGGATTGGCAAAATCGAATGTCGAAAATAAATCATTCAAATTTCTTCTGTCTATTAAACCGTATATAGTTCTGCGGGTAGAATAATGACCGTCTTCTCTGACCAGTAGGTTGTCTGGTTTGCCGCCAATAGATTTATCTAATTTTCCGCCAATGGCTAAGATAGTGTCTCTTAAAGCCTCGAACTCCAGTCTGAGGATATTCATCTTCCAAAGGAATTTATTATCTGGATCTATTACAGAATAGGCTGCATTATGTAATGAAGATTGCTGATACGTTGCGCTCGTCATTATTAACTTATGCATCTTCTTTTGCGACCAGCCCTCCTCAACAAATGTAGAAGCAAGCCAATTCAAAAGCTCTGGATGAGTTGGTCTTTCCCCTTGCGTACCAAAATCATCTGGAGTCGCAACGATGCCCTTGCCAAAATGATGCTGCCAAATTCTATTAACTATAGTTCTTGGGGTAAGCGGGTTGTTGGGGTCTATGATTGCCTGCGCCAGCTCTAATCTACCACTTCCGTTCGTGAAGGGCTTTTCCGTTTTATCAATTAGCTCCAAAAATCTTCTAGGAACTTCTGCGCCCAATGTCTTTGGATCTCCTTTCACAAAGACTTTAGAGTTTTCCGCGACTACATCAGAAACTACCATCGCCCTAGCGGGTGCTCCATCGTGATTACCTTCTAATTCGAGAAGTTTATTTTCCCTGTTACTAATTTCATTATTAAATCTCATCATCTTCTGGTTATTTTCAAGAAATCTTTGGAAGTTTGTCTTATCAATGTCGAGCGGCCCAGAAACAAATACGGCCCTTCTAAACTCTTCAGCGTCCGAATTAGGTAACTCCGTCGCTTGCGGGCTCTTTGCTTTTAAAATTCTCCACTGCTTATCCGCTTCAATTAGGGCGTATTGATAAGCTGCGGCAACCCCAAGAAATGAAGTAGTAAATTGAGGAGTTAAATACCCCTTAATAAATCCGTTTGGTTCCATCTCGGAAAGATTTTTGCTATATTGAGCAAAATCATTAGGTTTTGTTTGTAAAGCTAAAATAAGTGGCCCCCACACCAATTCACTCACAGCTTTTTTCTTCTTAGCTTCCTTTTCACCTTTCGCGCCAACCTTTAACCCTTTGAGGAGATTTTCTTTCGGCAAAAGAAATCGCGACCATTTTTGTAAAAGTTGTTCGTTTACTTGATTCTCTCTTATATAATTTTGCCTTTTGCTTTCGCTAATCATCTTGAGGTCATATAATGACGAAAGTACTTTTATGGTATTAGTTTTATAATTAAAGAAGGCGTTATTATAATTAGTAGTAATAAATAACTTCAATTGGGCTTCAAGTTTTTCCTTTTCTTTTAGGTATTCAGAATAATCTTTTTGAGGGGGGATATAAATAATTGGCTTATCTTTGGGTTCGATTATGCTATTAAATACTCCATGTAAAGCATAATAATCTTTCGTTGAAATCGGGTCGAATTTATGATCGTGACAGCGAGCGCAAGAGACAGTCAAGGACATGAACCCCTTGGAGATGGCGTCGATTCTATCATCAATAATATCATTCTTGTCATTGTTCCTTTTGCCCACGGTTAAGAAACCAACTCCCGCCACGGTCCAGTTGTTTGTTTTTTCTTTTAATTGATCTCCGGCAATCTGCTCTAGAACAAAACGGTTAAATGGCTTATCTTGGTTGAAAGAACCAATTACATAATCACGATAAGCCCACGCGTAAGGATAAGTGGTTTCGTTTCTCCGCTGCGGATTTCCACTAGTATCTGAATATCTAGCTATATCAAGCCAATGGCGGCCCCACTTCTCTCCATAATGAGGAGAGCTTAACAGTCTATCAATAATTTTTTCAAAAGCATTAGAGGAGTCGTCTTTTAAGAAGTTTTGGATTTCTACTTCTGATGGAGGCAAACCAGTTAAATCAAAGGTAGCTCTTCTTATTAAAGTTCTTTTATCCGTAGGGTTAGAAGGGCTTAATCTATTTTGTTCAAGTTTGCTGGCGATAAAATTATCTATGGGATTTTTCACCCAAGTATCAAAGGAGGTTCTTGGCGTCGCTGGCTTTGAAATCGGTTGAAAGCTCCAATGAGTTTTAGCTAATTCATCTAACTTGCCATAACTTTTACTAACTCCCCCCACCCTTGGATCGGGTGCCCCCATTTTAATCCAAATATAAAAATCTTGAACTACATTATCTGGAAGCTTTTTGCCCTGTGGAGGCATCTGAATGTCTGGATCTTTGTAAGTTAAAGCCTTGTAAAGCAAGCTCTCTTCCGGCTTACCAACAATTATCGAAGGGCCAGTCTCTCCGCCTTTTAATAGGTTGGCTTTATTATCAAGTAATAATTTGCCTTTAACTTTTTCTGATTGTGAACTATGGCATTTATAACAATCATTTACTAAAACGGGGCGAATTTTCTCTTCGAAGAACTTAACTTGATCTAAAGTTAACTGTTGTCCAAAACAATTAAAACTAATCAATAAAATAAAAAAAATATTCTTCATAATTAAAAATAAGGAATAATTTAAGTATTCATACCTCCATACCCTTGATTCGCGCCATTCATCCTTCCTCTAGCGTTACTTAAGAAGCCCATTATTATAGCCGCCCATGCCGCCATAATTATAGAATTGACCATTCATTCCCCACGCGGGGGAAGATTGATATATATTGCCGCCGTTAGGGATATTATTATAGCTGCCCATGCCATAGTTTGGATTTCCATATGCTCCTCCTTGTTGATTAAAATTAAGTTGAGAATTATAACCACCACCCACGTCGCCCATCTGACTACCATAATTACCCATGTTAAATCCCCCCATATTCATTCTACCCATTCCACCATTCATGCCCATTGCGCCCATTGGGTTCATTGAATAATCCCTTTGTGCTCTTGCCCCCATTCTATATTCTCTTAGTAAACTTTCGTATGGATTAACCATTTGCCAGCCAGAATTTCTCCAAATCGTATTGTTTAGATTCTCTATTCCTATTGCGGTCTGAAGCGCTGCCCCCCCCATCCCGATTTGAGGATTTTGTTGGGGAGGTTGGCTTACTGGCGGAGCGGGGGCGGGCAGCTGAATGGCGGGCCGAACTACGGGTTGATTATTTACGGGTTGATTTTGTTGAGGGGGCGCATTTGTAGATTGAGCCACATTAAACCTTGCACCGAACGATCTATCCCACCAAGCTTTCCACGCCGAAGCCATGCTGTCTCTATTGGAAGAGATTATCGCTTGCCAAGAATTTTTATCTCTAAGATTTAATCTTGAGTAATTAAAAACGGGCGGGATATTAGTAGAAATCAAATTTGTTTGCTGCCCCCAAGAAATGAAGACGGCAAACAAAAATGTTAAAATATACCGCATTTATCCCACCTCAGTTTGAAGAGATTGGAGGCCGCGTATTTTGTGCGGCGCCTCCAGAAGTAGCGTTGACTGTAGGGCGGCGCAAACCTACTCTGATTACGCTTCTACTTGCGGCTGGTCGACTAGCGATAGCCCCAAAAGAATTAGCCGCAGAAGTGGCTGAAAAGCCTCGAGGGCTTATAGATTTCGAAACGTGTTCAATTCTCTTGGCGGTCCCAGCCCCCTCTCTCGGAGCTAGTTTCTCACTGATGGATTGTCCAGATAATTTACCAACAAATAAAAAAGAGAAGCTTGCTAGTAATACGATTATTGATTTTGTTATGTTTTTCATGATTTTATATTAAGAGTTTAGTTTCTATGTCTGTGTTGTCAACTAATCTGATTGGACGGCCGCCCGAAGCTAGTGATTCTCCTCTAGGATCGATTCCTATTAAATGATATATCGTGGAAGCATATTTGTCAAGAGTTAATAGCTCTAAATTACATTCTTGGCTTTCCCTTCTTTACTCAGCACTGAAGCTCTTTCCGCTTTTAGAATCTGAGGTAAAAAAATACCTAAGAACGAAAGTAATCCAACCCCTATGAAGCCCTTTCTTGATAAATTAAGTTTTTGCATAGATTTTTGATTTGTTTTCTTTTTCTAGCTCTTTCAATAATTCGTCTATTGCTTCTTTTTGTTTTTTTATTAAATCATTTTGTCTATCTATGGTTTCTTTGTTTGACTGCCGCTCTTTCATTAAAATATATCTTTCGGTCTCAGATTTTTTTAATTTATATCTATATCCAGAATCCATTACTCCAACTACAAAAATAAGAACAATCCCGAACAGAAAAATAAAAAAAGACTGATCCTTACAAAGATCATCCCAAAAGTCTTTTATTCTCTTTAGAATATCCATTTCGAGAAAAAGAAAAAAATATTCTTCCTATGTAAATCTTACACGAGAAAAAAGTTAAATTAAGATTAAATTTTAAACTAAAAAGGGGACCCACTTGGGTCCCCATTGATTTTCGCTTTGCCTACTCATCTTTTTTATTCAAGGCCTCCATAACAACATTTACGGCCTTGTCTACCGTTTGATGTTCTTGGTATGAAAGCTTGGTTTGCCTAACCAAACTTACAAGCAAGTTAAAGGCTTCTGCGGTGGTCATTTGAGGCGTATTTTGTTCCATATCAATTATATTGACGAAGAAAAAAGTTTTCTATTTAATTATTCTGCTCCTGTTCCTACCGGCGGGTGTTCGTCCTCTTTCTTAAGCGGTTCAACAATTACCTTACCGTCATCATCTGTCCACTCCGTTTCAAGCATATGTTTGTCTTTTCTTTCGCCGATTACTAACCAAGATATAGTGGCGCTTGAGTTTTTATCTTGGCTTTCTATAGTTAAGAGATTACCACTAACTTTTCCCCGCACAGGATCCCAGTCAGTTTCGTTACTAGTATAACATTGCACGTCTCGGCAGAGAGCTTCAAAAGTCCCCTCAGTCATTCCAGCCACTTCGTCGATGTTTACGATGGCCGCGCCGTTTGTAAGTTTAATTTTCCCGCGATAAATCAAGTCCGCCTGTGGACCTTCAATAAACGAGTGAACTAAGTAGTGACTTTTTTCCTTTGAAGGAAGAGGGTGGTCTATCTTAAACGAGCCAGAGCTTTTGAACAGCGAGCCCACCACATGAAGTTTATGTCCCGGCGAACTTGTCCCAATGCCGACGTTGCCGGAGGAGTCGAGGATCATTTTATCGACATTTCCGATTCTAAAAAGTATCGGTTGACCCGGCGCCGCATTTAAAAGAGTTGCGCCTACGCCATCTTGCAAAAGAGCATAGTTTGTATGGGTGTTATGATTAAGGGACGCGTTGCCGAAAAAGGCATAACTGGTATCAGAGGGCCATGGCCCCATGACAGAGCTGCCAACACTGAGTTTGCCGGATTCGTCGAAAGTTGCGGCAGTATGCCCGTTTCCGGTGTTAATTCTGACTTTAAATCCAGTAAATGATAACGGAAGATATGCCGTCTCTGTAGGGTTACTTGACTCGAATATAAAACCATACGTTGAGTCAAGCCATCTAGTCCTAAGAACTACATTACCAGTTGACACTAATCGCAATTGCTGGGCTTGCTCCCCTGAAACAACTTCAAGTTTAGCTTGTGGCGAAGTCGTCCCAATGCCCAGCCGATTCAAAAATACAGCAGGATTTAAATTTTTAATATTAATTGCCATAAGAATTTTTACACTTAAAAGAATGGATAATATTCGTAATAGATAGAGTCCTCGTCCCCTGTAATCTCATTGCCAAAGTCATCAATTAGTCTTCCGGTTATCGTCTTGACTTGGCCACTAACAAAAATTCCCTTTCGATAATTATCCAAATCCATCTCCACACTAAGATTAATTTCTGATGTATTATTATCTCCAATTGAAGACGAATGAGATACAGACTCTAATTTCGCCCCAGAGACTATATATTTCAAGCCAACAACTCCATCATTCCTTTTACAATTAACAACAAAATTATACAAATCATCGCGCCCCATTTCATTTAAAAGGGAACCGCTCAATTTAGCGTTATCTAAAAACCCTAATCTTATAGAAGCTTTTATTGGGAGCCGCAACGGCCTATCTGCGTACAACTTATACCCAAGATAAGAAACGTTTTCCCTTTCAAGAGGGATATCTAGAGAAAAAGATTGGAGAACCTCTGTGTGGAAATTTATTCCCGTTTGGGTGCTTTTCTGAATATCTATCACGATATTCCCGGGTTTAAATAAAGAACTTTCGACCCCTACGTTGGACCCATTTTCTTTGAAATGTTTAGGTATTAAAAGGGCTGTAGATTCTGTATAAGAATTCCCACCTTTCAGATTTAGAAGCGGGACCCTAACATCATTGCCAGATGAAAAATAAATTAAATTATCAGCGACGCACGAAACGTTTACCTCAGACAAGGTTCCCACTGAAATGTTTACTGAGTAGTTGGAAACGTAAGCGTTTTGGAAAACTAAAACGCCATATCCTGTCGCATTGGGGTCAATCAAAAAAGAGGGGCTTCCTTCAAGCAGTCCCGAATAAGCCATTTCATAAGTTGTATTCTGACCCCTTATGTCCAATTCTGAAGCTTGATTTGTAACAAGATAAATATTTCTAGCATCAAATAATCGGCCCGTGTTAAAAAAGCCGCTAATGAATAAAGGTCTATCTGAAGTGGTTTGATTATCGACCGAAAACCCAATTCTTCTTTCGTTTGTTACGCCCTCTAAAAAATAATTAAAATCCAAAGAAATAGTAACCGGCTCTATTATGGGGCGGGAAGCGTTTTGAGTTTTGCCAATAACCCCTACATCTGTTCGATTAACATCGAAATTGTACCCAAAAGACTGGACTCTATTTATTCTTCTCGCAATGTGATAACCGGGTAGCTCCGAAGTCTCCCCGCCGGGGAGTCCAAAAAATAAATCCTGAACATTATGAATTATGCGATTTTTTGGCATACATAAACTAAACTATGCTTGCATGAAGAATGCTGGCCAAATAATCATCAACTTGATGTTGAAGCGCGATCTCCCTAATCATTGAGATTCTTTCTGGGTTTTGATCAATTGGTTTTTCTAAATACTGCTGGATTTTAGAATTCCAATCTTGGGGCGTCTCATTTGAAATAATTACGCAGGCGATTTGTTCGCAAACTGTTTTTTGTTCTTCAGAAAGCTTTTTGAGTTTATGCTTTTTCTTCAAAGAGCCTTCTACGTTCTTAAATAATTCCTGAGCCAAACTCATGTTATTGGCAACTTTCGACAAACTGAACTTGGCGGAGACGTTCGAGGCGGGAGCTCGTCTCATCGAAACGTTTTCTACTCCAACTGGTCTCCCAGCTCCGTTCTCGGAGGTATTCTTGCCGCCGATCAACGGATCATATAATCCTTCGTTTTTCAAGTTCACGAACTCTCTTTGTGATTCAATGGAAGATTCTCTATCCGGCAATCTCCCCGTCTCAATTGCATTTATACCTTCTGACGGAGTTAAAACGCCCAATTCTACTAGGCGATTGTAAATCCTCATCATGTTGGTATCTTCTGATAATGTGACTTTATCAAAATAAGGGATGGGATAAGTTTTAAAACCTAACTGTTTTGACACTCTTCTAATTTCTGGTATTACGAATTCATTTATAAAAGCTTCGCGAGCTTGAGTTAGTCTGGCAATAAACACTTGAATCTTGCCTTGCTGATTAGAAAACTTTTCATCTCCGACTAATATGTTGTTTAATCCCTGCTGAATGTCTCTCTCCACCACCTCGTACTTCTTAGAATCCAAGAGAGAGGCGATATTCGGCACAACAAATTCAGCCTTCGTAGTATAATCCGCGATCAAAACTCTTCCAACCGACTCATTCTCGAAAAGTTTTTGCATCGCTTCTAAATTCTTGGGATTAACTCCGCCGTCTTCGGGCTTTGACCCCATCGTCACTAATAGGATTGACTGCTGCATCGTTCTCGCTACGGCCATATCCATCTTTTTCATTTCCGCTTTCCAGTTAATATCTTCTAAAACAGGATATCCCATGGGCACAGAAAACGGCTCATAGTCTTGCTTCTTATAAAAAACCGAAGAAATTTTACCCTGTTCCAGTGGGAGGAGAACTGCTGAATTAGATTTGCTAGAAATTTTTTTCCTGCTTTCTTCATCTAAATTATTAACAATTTCAGTATCCTCTTCCGTCTGTGGGAATCTAAGTCTAGCCAATTCGTAATCGGTGAGAACTTTATAATACTTTCCAGAAAAGAATGAGGCAGACCCACCCAATTGAATATCCGCCGGATTTAAAATAACATATCTAATGGGCAAGGTAATCTGTGAACTTATCTTTTCGTCAGCGTAAACCTGAGTAATCTTTAGGGCGTCTTTACCGCTCACGTTGGCATCAAATCTATAAATAAAAACATTACCAGAACGATAATATTCTCTGAAAAACTTATCCTGCAAAGCCCAGATGTTTATTTTTTTAAAAAGGGCCGAGAAAAAATCTCTTGATTTTTTGTTGCCCCCTTTAAAGTAAATATCGCTCACCGAAAATTCAGTCATTAAATCGACTACGTTTCTAAATATCGCAAAATTATAATAAGCTTTTTGGCAAAGAGAAACTGCCTCTTTTACGTCGATATTGCTTTTATTCAATCCGCCAGAGGAATATTTAAAGGGGACAAGTCCATCGTCAATGTTAGAAAAACGATTAGTTCTTTCTATCGTCGACGCGACGTTTCTGCGCGTTTTGGTAGAAGTAGCCGAGCTAGCAGTTGAGACCATCATCGGCGCCGCATTTTCCACAATTTTCTTGCCTTTTTCCTTCATAGGTCTAATCAAGTTACACTATTATCTAATCATTATTGGCGAGAAAGTAGAGTCTAAAGGTTCCTCGCGCAAGTCCATTAAATCATAATAACATTTAGACGCCCAATTAGCTAACATTAATGTCGTATAATTATCTTTCCTTGGTCTAGTAGGAGAAGAATTTCTCTTCATATGCTGGGGTAGGTCGAAAGATAGAGTACCCTTAGACGTAGAAGATACTTGAATCAGTGCGCATTGTTTTTTCGTTTGATAAATTAAAATGTCTTGGTTATCTATTAAATCTCCCATCGTATTTTCCCCGGTTAATTCAAGATTAACTTTGGTATTAATTGCTATATTGAAAGACTTCGAATTTCCGCTTATTTTAGAGGCAAACCAAATCTTCTTATAGTCTATGGCGTACTGAAGATATTCGTTGCCTCTCCTTATGAAGTCTGAGGTAAAATGTTGAGTGAAAAATATTCTTTTATCCTGAAGGTTATGTTGATTTTTAACTCTTTTTAATTCTTTAGTATAATCAACACCGTCCGCCATAGAATCAAACTCCAGTTTTTTGATTTCAAAGCCGTTTTTGACGAAGAGATCTGATCCATTACAAGCCCCCAAGAACGTATCTGCGCCAGCGTTATCGCAAATAATTAAATGTATATCAAAATTGTTTAATAAATAATAAAAATATTTAACGTGATTACTTAAATTCCCAAGACCAGCATAACAATGGACCAACGTACTCTCTTTGCTTTCCTCGTCTAATTCTAATACGGACATTGCGAAATAGTCAGCGCTCGGGCTATCGTCCATATTCGGATCAATAGCTAATATATATTTTTTATCTTGCTTGCCCTTTACAAGGGAGGCGGGATCTTGACCGTCTGGAATAGTGCATTCATGCATCTTCTTCGCGCTAAAATAAGAATCGCTGCCATCTGTAAATTGAGCGCAGTATTCTCTCTTGAAAGATGAATCTGATATGCCCCCGTTCTGAGCCTCTTCAATTACTGTTTTATCTACCATCTCAGGGGGAAGGGCCTCGTAACTTAACTGAGAAATAAAATACGTAGCCTCTCCCGTTTCCGAGCTATAAATTTTATCCGCCCACTCCTTATAAGTTTTATAAAGATTTTCAAACGTATAAGATGCTGAAGATAGAGCAACCATTTTCGACGTATTCGGGAACACCATCCTTTCTTCTTCCTTCATGACGCCAGATTTTATAAGCTTATCTTCCATCTCTCTTACATCCATGCGCTCCCTAATATTCTGGGGTGCAACCAAGAAGGGCATAAGTACTGTCTTAACAATATCCTCCGGCAAAAGCAAATACTCATCTAGAAGTAGAACATTGGCACGGAAGCCACGAATCTTTTCTCCATTCAGTGGGATTGCAGTTATGGACCCGCCATTGATTTGCCATTCAAACTGATCATTCCTTTTAGCTTTCACACCGAAAGCCTCCTGCAAAAGGTCTGCGCCCTTAGAATCTACTATCTTCTCTAGATAATTAAAAATAAAACGAGCCGTTCTAAATGTGGGTCCGGCAATAAGTATTTTAGTATTTGGCTCGAAGATGCATTGCAATAAGCAGTAAACTGAAGCAATGAAGGACTTTCCCGCTCCGCGCCCCCACACATTCATACAAAAGTTTCTATTTAATAAGCCTTTTAAAATTATTTCTTGATATGGGGCCAGTTTGATGCCGGAAATTAATTCTGTGGTGAACCCTAGATTCGCCCTAAGAAATTTAGCTAATGTAATCTTGGCCTCTTTATCTCCGAGCTCTCCGGAAAGGGAGGCGAATTCCTTGTTAATATCAGGAATCACTTTCCTATACTTGTCGGGGCAATACCACATTATAAGAATTTATTGTCATACATATATTGCAAATCAACATCTCTGTATTCACAATTACATGTAAAAATTTTTTCTATGACCTTTGCTGCTTCAGCTCTATTCTCTACGAATAAAAACTGTATATGATCATACTTTTGTATTAAATCCCTAACCCTTCTAAAAACAAAATCGGGGGTAATTTTCATGCCCTTTTTGTAAATATAGGGAAGAAAATTAAATTTAAGAGCATTAGTTAGAGTGTCCTCCACTAAAACTACTAAATAAGCTCCAGCCTCCTTTGCTCTTACAATTTCCCTTTCAAATCTTTCGTATCCCCCAGTTAAAGTCCCAATAAAATCAGATAAAGACTTTCTTTCTATATATGCGTCGCAAACAGCCTCTCTTTTGCTGAATGTATAATCTCCAAATTTTAAAGTAGCGATCTCAATCGGCCTGTTTAGTTTTAGGGGCTGCTGCTCTCTAGTATCAACTAGGATATTAAAAGAATTATCATAAATAGAATATGACAATTTTTCGGATTTTTTAAACTTATTTTTAAACCCTAACTCCTTACAAAATTCATAATAGTTCCCGAAAACTTTATTATAATAATTTACCCCCGGGAATTTTAAAGACCTTAATTCGACTTGAGAAAGAGCATAAGTTAAATTCTTTTTGATTTTTCTCTTGGTTAGAAGATTCCCACAATATTCCCTAACCTCATTTGCTGGTTTTGTATCTAACCATTTTCTTAGAGTAGATACGGTATTAAAATCGGTACTAAAATATTGCTCCTTATTTTTAAATTTTATAATGGAGCCATCAAAAAGGTCATGTCTGGGGAAGTACTTTTGATAATACTCTGCCATGCGAAGCTCGTGCGCTTTTAGGTGCGCGTGCAAACTTCGATCGTCTCCAAAACTTTCTTTACAAATTTCACAATTAACCATTCAAAGCCTCATCCTCACTTAAGCCAAGAATTCTCGCTTTAACCTCGTCCATTGTAGACAATCTTTCTATCTCTTGGCTAACAGATTGCTTCCTTAATTCAGCTAATTTTAAAAGTTTTAAGCGAGATTCTTCTTCCTTCCACATTTGCACTAGATTTATAATGCTCGCGTTCTCTTTAATTTGATTCTTCAATCTATCACTGCGCTTTTCTTTCAAATCATTTAAGAGTTTTTGTTGCCTATTGACGCATTGATTGTATTCGTTTTGCGCCGTGTTAATTGCCTCCACCAAGCTCATTGAAATTCTAACATTCTCTGTGCCATCCGCGCTATCAGCTGTCTCATCTAATAACCTTTGAAGCTTTTCAACTCGGCGCTGAATATTAGAGGAGATAACCACCTCATTGGAAAGAACAATATATTGATCTACTTCCTCCTGAGTCAAATCCGCCTTATCGTAAGTATATCTTATAAAACTACTTTCGTATAAATCTCTATCAGTTTGAGTTTGATACATGGCTATCTGATGTGTAAAGCGATATGTGTTCATATAGCCTATTAAAGAGTTCACCTCTTTTTTCTGACGCGGCGTGACTTTATCTTTATCTATTCCTTCGTGGAGATATTTGTTAGCCCTTTGAATTGCCCTTTCGAATGTTCTCGGTGGCTTATATTCTCCAGATGGAACCTCTTCGTCTTCCTGTTGATAAATCACTTTTCTATCTAGAGTCTTAACATATTCGCTTATAGCTCTGACTTCCAAGTTAAGATTTGTTAAACTTCCATTTTTGAAAAGTATCCTACCTATTTCAACTGGCCCCATGGTGGCGATATTATTAACTATAAACTCTTTCTGCTCATCCGTTAACTCAACCCCATCTTTTGGAGTATAAATATGCGCCCCCTTTGGTTTAATACTATGAGTAGCCAAAAACTCCTTAATCTCTCTAGCCTCTTTACTCCTACCGTCTAACTCTGGTTTCTCTGGGAAGGCTACTTTTATTAATTCTAAAAGAGAGGGAGGATTATTCGGGCGCGAATTCCACTCTTTTAAAACACCAAGCAAACGATCTTCTGAAACTAGTTTTTCTTCGGGCATATTAAAAAATATCTATCTCGCCTTTTTCCATTATTCTCTTCGCTTTTATGAGAATGGCCTTTTGAATGTTCTTAATTTGCTTGTAGCCCGGCATCCGATTTTTTTCAGTCGTTTTATATCCCATTATCCCCGCTATTTCTTCGAGTGTTTTATTCTGAATATAAGAGGCCTCATATACTTTCCACTCATTAGGCTTCAAAAATTTTTTTATCTTTTCGTGAAATCTTTCTACTGCTCCTTCCACGTCCGAACTATCGGTTACTAAATTAAAAACTTCTTGGGTATGATTTTCTAAAGCTAATGGCAATTTAGTATTAAATGCTTTCTTCTTGGTCTTTTCCCAATGGGCGTATAGAGGGCAACTACTGCACTGCTTTGTATAAATGGAACAAAAGTCGCCTCCTTCTGCGGCGGCGCATTTTAAACACGGACGACTAAAGCTACCATAATTGTTTCTAATTAAATTTTTAATTTGGTTGGAAATTATTCGATTTATCCAAGGACTTAATGGTTTAGCTGGATTATAAAGATTCCATTTTTTATAAATATGGATACGTAAAATTTGCCCCACGTCCTCAAAATCCATCCAAGCCAACGCAGTTAAGTTCCATTTACTGCGCCGCTTGTTTATCTCTGTATTGATCTTCTCAATACAGTCTTCAAATTTGAGCCTATTTTTCATTAGGACTCATTCTTAGACTTCCTACGAGGCCTCATGGATCCAGCCTCCTTCTTAAAGCTGTTTAAAAATTCCTCCCTTGAAACCCGTGGCTCCCTTTCCCTTTCAAAACCTTCGGAGCTACTAGCAGTACCAGCTATCTCTCTGATTTTATATCCTCTCTGAGGATTAACTTCGATATCTATATCTAAATCTTTAATGTCTGGCACTACGTCCTCGCTCTCCTCTTCGTCGTCGTAATATTCATCTTCTTCATCGCGGGAAGTTAACTTTTGAGACTCTTGGGGTATATTTTTGGCTATAGACGCATTGAACTGAAATCCGCAATTTTGACAAAAGTTAGGCTTCTTGGTAGTATATTCGTGAGGAGTACCACAGCTTTGACAGTACATTTTCATATAAAAAATTATAAATATAAAAATATTATTTATCCATTTAAAATATAAATAATAAATATAAAAACCTCATTTATATTCGAAAAAGGATAGAGACATGAAAAAACAAAAGCGAGAAAAATTAAAAAAACTTCTAGATGTAATTCTAAAAGAGTCGTTCAAAAATTGCAAAAATGATGAAGACTCTATAGCAGAAAGTGCTCAGAAGATCAATCAGGCCGCTTACGAATGCTTAAAACATATCGAATACGAGCCCGAAGAAATTGATAACTGATCGATCCTACTTAAGCTCCTTAAACTTTTTAACTAGGAACCTCACTAAGTCTGATCGCATAATATCTTCTTCGTCGAATTGGAATGTCTTAATACCATTTCGGACGCTCTCCTCGTCGCTAAATAGATTATAGAGCTTTTCAAAAGCTCCACCCTTTCCTTGTGGAAGATCTGTTTGCGCTGGATCGGCCAGAACGAAGCACTTGCTAAATTTTCCCAAGCGAGTTAAAACGGTAATGATTTCCTTTTGGCTGCTATTCTGAACTTCGTCAACAATAATAGCCTTGGCGTTCCAACTCATACCACGAGCATAATTGATTGGATACA